TCACTGGCTGTTTGAGCGGTCTGTGAGGCGTCACGGGCAGCTTCACTTGCGGATTGTGCAGTTTGTGCATCTGTTTCAGAAGAAGCCGCTGCTGCGGCTGATGCTGCTGCTGCGTCAATACTACCTTGGATGGTGTTTTGGGCAGTTACTGAAGTGCCTGACGACTGGAAAAAGCCTGATTTGCTCATCATTATTCTCCCTGGTAGCTGTAGGCTGGAAGGATGGCTTGTGTGCCGCCTTGAAGCTCTTGATCATTCGCTTGTTCCTGAAGCTCAGTCAGGAATGTTTGATACTTCTGCTCAAACAGCTCCGCACGTTCATCAAGGTAATAGTCGGCGCTGTATGTGAGGCCGGAGTAGATGATCAAATCTGGCGCAATCTGCGCTAGGACGTTTTCGTCACTGTCAGCGGTCATGGTCGGAAACTCGCCGTAATAGTAGAGGACGAGGTCACCAGAGGTTGGCTCTGGGTAGATTTGAAGTTTCTCCTGCTGCCGGCAAAAATACTGGGGCTTGCCGGTGTACACATTCGCTGACAATTCTCTGAACCGTCTCATCGACACACGTTCCAGCTCGTTGCTGGTGTGATACAGCGAGATGATTTCAAGAAAGTCTGTAGGAACGGTGATCGTGGATGTCTGAGCAGACAGTGTGTAAGTCTGGACTTTCTCGTTCGCTGGAATCCTGAGTTGACGTTGTATTCTGGCGATCCCTTGATCAATGAAGCGAGTGGTCAACGCTGTGGTGATATCCGACCTGTTGAGAAGGTCGTTGAAGTGTGATTTGAGGTCGCCATAATTCATGATCTATGCCCTGCTCTTTCGTTTTTTCTTCGGTTTCGCCGTCTTTGCAGACGCGCGAAACGCAGCGGCTGTTGGCGCACCCTTTGTTCCTGGCTTACGCATTTTCTCACCCGAACCAGCCGCGATCCTCTTCTTCTTGGCGTGGATATTGGCGTAGAGGCCACGTTTTGGTTTCCTCATGATTTGCGTCCCTTCTTGCGGGTCATCGCCTTTTTCTTAGCGGCGGCAGCTTTCTTCTTTCCGGCTTTCGTGTAGGGGTACTTTTTGCCCATGACGTATGGCATTTCATTTGCTCCTGCGTGATTTCGAACCGCTGCATTTCCATTTCTTGCGAGACAGACGCAGAGGTGAGTTGGGGTCTTTTGCGGCTTTGGGGTGTTTCTTCATTTGACCGGCTGATCTGGCGCAGTAACTGTCGCCACGCTTGGTGCTGGGTGCGATGCTGTAACCCTTGGCGCCGTAGCGCACAGTTTTGGTCCGACCTGAGGCGGTCTTGACCTTCTTGCTGAACTTTTTGCCGGTAGCCATCAGACTTGTTTCTCCGTGGTAAGGAAGGCATCGAGGTTTTCGGCCTTGAGCCTTTTGACGATTTCTGCTGCGGAGTGTTCGCCATCCATGATGTTGAACCCCTCACGCATCCACTTCTCGACGATCACAGTCGGAATGGAAGCCACGCGCATGAAGTCGCCTTCACGGGTTTTCGTGCTTTCGTTTCGCTGTTCTTTGAGGGTGTCGAGGAAGGAAGTCGGAATTTCTTGGGTGTGGTGTCGAAAGACACCGTCAGCGTCTGCACCATAGTCGGTACTGACGCCGACAAGGTTGACCTTGTCAGTCATTCATTTCTCCTTGATGGGATTAGATGAAGGATGTGAGGGGCAGCTTGTAAGGAGAGCAAACCAAGCTGTTGCTCCCCCCACTCCTATCAGTTCACGGCCTTAGGAAAGGCCGGTCAACATGCCTGATGCTTTTGGATTCAGGTGCATGAGGCCGTATTCCCCGACCACGAAATGGCGGTCAGAGTCACCGTTCTTGGCCAACAGTGTCCGTGAGAACGGACGCAGTACGGCAGACCGCCACATTGTGGGGTCAAGCAAGAAGGCGTGGGTGGTAAGCTGGTGACGGTTGAGGACAACCTTCAACGTGCCGTATGGGTTCACCATGATGTCAACCACATTGGTCAGCGTCTTGGTTTCATCGTTGAAGTTTCGTGTCCGTCCTGCTGAACCAGTAAAGCCAGCGACGATTTCTGAATCGGCTGGTTTGATCATCAGGATCGAAGGGTCACCTCCGGCTGCGTACAGAGCCTGATGGACATCCAGAAGTTTTGCTTCTGTCATCGCATCGGTTGAGTTGGAACCGGCATCAACAGACACACTTGAGTGGATGAGCTGCGTGGCTGAGTCCATTTCACGTGCTGTGTTTGAGTCGTTGCCGGTTACGGCTGCGTTGTCTTGACCGACATACGCAAATTCCAGATCACGCTTGATTTCTTTCAACGCGCGACCAAGTTGGTCATTCATGTTCATTTGAGGTCGTTATGCTCAAATCGCCTTTCGGCTGCTGATGGTTATGCCCATCAGATCGGACTATATCATGTCTGCGGGTTGCAGACCCCTGCGCTTCCACTCACTTGAGTGTACTCCTGTCGGATAGTCTCTGAACCTTCCGCTTTCACGGCTTGGCTGCTGATTGCCCCGTAGGGTTTCCCAGCAATTCACAGGGTTTATACTACGCTACCAAATTCAACGCAGTTTCCTTCGCACGGCCATATGTCTTGATGACATCGGCTGTGGCTGACACTTGGAAGGCTTTGGTCAGGATCTGGGTGTTGCCAGTGATCATGGTTGTCGCTGTAAGCGTTGCCATTGATGCGTCTGCACCCTCGATGGCCTTGTTGTCAGCGGCTGCTGCAAGGCTGTCGGTCTGATATTCGTAGACCCGCGCAGAAACTTTCTGCGGCTTTATCAGTGTGACCATTGGGGTATCGGTTGGGGAAATGTCTGTAATTACGTCAGACACGTCCTCAGCTTTACCCACCTGGTCGTATGTGGAAAATACGCTCATGGGATTTATTCCTCTCTATTAGCGTTGGGTTTCTATGCTTCCCAGCGTGAAAGGAGGACATCCGCAATATCGTCCAAGTCTTTGGAGGCTCGCATCTTCTCACGCGCTTTGGCGTTCGCTGCTTGCTTCCTGACAACCTCGTTCGGCGGCGCTTTCTTCGAACGCAGCACCTTCTTCTTGGCTGTCTGTTTTTTCTTCACGGTTGCTACTTTGCGACCCTCGTCGAACAAACGTGCCTTGTTGAGTATCTGTATCACTACAGGGTCAACGTACTGGTTCACCTGTTCTTCGGGTAATCCTTGTGAAATGGCATACGACCTGATGTCGCTGTACATCTCATTGGACCACTCAGGGATCTGTTCGTTGAGAGCCTTCACACATTCCTTGGCAGCTTCTTTCATGGCTGTCTGTTGCTGTGCTTGGAGTTCCCCGAAATAGCTATCAGCTTCTTCGGTCAGGAATTGCACGTCCTTGTAGGCTTCCGCAGCTTCTTTGCGTAGTTGAGCAAAATCTTCCGCAGACATCGACTTGGATGCAACGAGCATATCAACGTCTTGATACGGCTTGTATCGTTCCTGAGCTTGTTGAAGCAATCGATCAAAAACCACTTGGTTCTTTTGAATTGCGTTGTCAGCTTCCTTGCGCTGTTTGGCGACTTCTTGAGACTTGCGTGTGAGGCTCTTCTCAACCCCGAACAATCTCTTGAGACTTTTGATAGATGCCCGATGCGTTTCGCCATCGACGAGAATTTCGACTTCAGTGTCATCATCCACAACTGGATCGTCATCTTCACTTTCGTCCTCGTCCTCATCACTTTCAGCTTCTTCGCTTTCTTCGGGGTCTTCATCTGCCTCTTCAAGTTCATCTGGGTCTGGTTCCTCTTCGCCCTCGTCATCGACAGTCTCTTCTTCGATTTCTGAGGTTGCCTCTTCGCTGTCGTCTTCTGATGGCTGAGTTTCCTCAGCGTCTTCCCAACGCGCCAAGATGGCGTCTTCCACGTTGCTCATGTCGAGAATACGTGGCTCTGTGGTTGAGGTTTCGTTCTGCACGTTGTTCATGGTGCTATTCTTCTTCCTCTTGATTGTTGTCATCATCGGCCTTGGTGACGATTTCGTCTTTGATTGCGACCCGCTGCTGTAGGGTGCTGACGATGTCTACCAATGCGCGATAGTGGTGATAGGCGCGTTCACGCTGCTCACTCTCTTCTGGTTTGGAGTTTGTGAAGGCTTGGAAACTAGAGTTCACCAAGCTGTTCACGGTGTCATTGAACAGGTCGCTCTGGAGCAGCTTTTCCGCTGCCGAACCTTGAGCGATTAATTGTTCATCGGATGTAGTCAATATTCTCTCCTTCACATCAGGTTTTCTGATGTAATTCATGTGGTTGTGAAACGAAGTTGATTCATTGGTTTCGCAATGCCGGTTTTCAGCCTTTTGGCACGGTAATTGCGAGTCAGTTCAGTGAGTTACGATTCACACTTGAATCATACTCTTACGCATGGAAATGGGGGTTTCAGCCGCCCCCGTCTCTCCCTTGAAGGGGCCGCTTCGCAAGGCGGCCTCTTTTTTGTTATCCAGTCGGGCTGGCTATGCCCCGCACATCCTCTGAATTACGCAGAACCTCAAGTTCGGCTTCATCGATGCGCTGCTTGTGGACGAACTGGGATTCCTTGAGATCCATGTTGTCCGACTGTAGTGCGTGAGATGCCTCAGCCTTCGCGCGATCAATCTCAATCTTTGCGATTGTCGATTGTGCGTTGGTGCTGGCGTTCATCTCTGCGACTGCTGTCTGACGCTCTTGAAGTTCCATCTGCTTCATAGCCATCTGTGCCTGCATTTCCTGGGCAGGATCTGGCTGTGGTGGAGGGATCTGCTCTGGTGGTGTCAGGAACTCCTCAACATTGAGGATGCCCTGCTGTTCCAGAATCTTCTTCAGCATCGCAAATCTGTTGTTCATGCCGTACATCGGCTGAATGGCTGGGTCTTGGCTGAACAGGGAGTGCAGAGACAACATCTTCTGTGCCTCACGGTCTTGTTCGCCATAGCCAAGTTTCAGCTCAACCATGACGTCCCTCTTCTCTTTCCAAGAAGCGGGGTCCACCTCTACGTATGCACCAGAAATCTCCACGATCTTCTGTTGGCTCTCATTAGCAACCACCAGCGAGTAGATTTCGTGGAATAGCGATTTGACGAATTGAGCGAAATGTCTGGCTATTATCTTTTGTCGTTGCTGCCCCATAGTGGCGAGCTGCTCTACCAGTGCGGCAGAGTTTTGCTTTGATACCGCATCCTTGTTCAGACCAGTGTTTAGCGATGAAATGCCAGTGTTCTGCTCCTGATCCTCACTCAGCGCATCCAATGTCTGAAAGACGAATGGGTTCAATGGTGCTTGTGGCATTGGGCTGATTGCGTCCGGTCTGGACACGTTGACTAGGCCACCCACTCTGTTGTCGATCAGCTCTCTTGGATTTGTGAGACCACCTTTGACGACCATGTATCTTGGATTGTTGGTGATCATGGCGTGATCTAGGATTGATCGGGTCAGGATAGTTCGGGCGTTTTGTGTCGCGCACAGTTTCTCCGCAAAGTTTGATCCATAGAAAGCGTGAGGTATTGGCAGAGGAACGAAGGTGACAAAAGGCCGTCTGTCCACTTCCTCGATGTCCAACAGTGCGTTTCCGGCCTTCACAACACGGTGAAGCGTAGCAACGCCAGTGCCTTCCACATCCATCATGATATAGGCTTCGTAGCAGAGAATATTGCGGACTTGGTCTTGGTATCCGTGGCTGTTAAAGCCTCTATTCTCGCTGATGCCATCATGTCTGGCTAAGATTTCGGGGTCGGTTTCCAGTGTCACATCTTCGTGATCACCTATGTCATCCAGCTTGTCTGAGTCTGGATACATTTCCCGCAGCTCCGACAAAGTTTTGTGGGTTCTGTGGGCGACAAAGTTGCTGTCCTCAAGGCTTTTGCATTGTGCCTCAACGACCAGCTCCTCTGGTGGGATTGCTTCGATGACAACCTGTGACGTGTCTCGCCTGACACCAATCGTGCCGGAAACCATACCCATGTCGTCAGTCTTGCTGTCGATCAGTTCGATTTCATCCTGTGCCAGCAGCATATCAAGCTGGTCTTGGGTGATGGCTGTGAACTCTTCCTCGTCAACTTCCTCGCTTTCGCTCCAGAATACCTTCGTGCAGCCCACTCTGGCCATCAGGCCGTCATGGATCACAGTGGAAAATATGTCGAAACCATCGTTCTGTCTGAAGAGGACGTAATCGGTATAAGCGGAGCATATAGCTGCCGTTTGCACATCCTCTGGACCTTGTGGAGCGAATTTGACGATCCGATTGCCAGCGGAAAAGGTTTCCAATAGCGCAGCTTGCATCGATTGCACTGCATTGTAGACATCTTGGGAAACGAACTTGGAGTTTCCATCGTGCGCTGGTCGTGGCAGCCGTGCCTGATAGTAGTCTTGGACCTTCTTACGTTCACGTGATAGCTGGCTGTCGTAGTAACCGACTGAGGTTTTGATATTGTCCTCAACCAGCTTGACGATTTCAGCATCGTCGAGCTTGCGATAGTCTGTTTTCATTCGGTTACACCATTTCAATATAGAGGTCGTCTGGGATTTCGGTTGGCTCCCACGCACCCTCATGGACGTGATTTGCTAGGGCCAAGGCCATGACACAATCGTCATGGCAGTTCGCTTCAGCCTCCATCGCACCAGTTTCGGTGACGATGTAGGTCAGCATTTCCCTGATTGTTGTGAGGTCGTTGAGTTCCAGCTCACCCTCGCGCATTGATGCACGGAGCTGATCGATGATGAGAGGTTTAGTTTTTGCCGTGGTGGTGAAACCCAGCTTGACCGTTTCTCTGTCTGTCAGCTTATCGACTTGGGTCTCCAAGTACATGTTGCTGTAAGCAAAGTCTTTGCCCAGCCGTGTGCATGTCAGGATGCCGTGTGAGTTGTTTTCAACGATTATGAACGCTTCGTTGTAATATTCCCCAAGCGCATACAGGATCTCAGCAAAGAAATCAGGATGGACGTGGCCTCGCCACGTTGCGACTTGCCGTTTCTTGCTGTCCAAGACTTGCGCGACTGAATAGTCTCCGTTTCGGACGCCCATAGAGCTATCTGCGCCAACCACATAGGTTTCTCCTGGGTTGTGGGGGATGTAGGTAGTCAGCTCCCCTCGCCTGTTGTGAACGAACTCATCATTCTCCAATGCCAGACGTTCCTTCACATCTCTGGCTGTCTTGAGGCAGCTTTGAAGCTGCTCAGGATTGAAGACAGGTCGTCCAGTGGTGAGGAAGGCTTCTTCGGGTTCTGCTGGGTATTCCTGCCGAAACAAATCGATGCCGTTTTGGGCGATCTTGCGTCTGCGGAACATGAGCTGACTGTCATCAAGGTCGTATTGCTCAACGAGGTCGTCTTCTTCGGGCGTGCGTTCAAAGTTGTCAGGCACATCCTCACGGTATTCTGGGTCACAGAACCATGGAATGAAAACTGGAACGAACCCATTTGTCCCGTCCACTGCACCACGCCAGAGGTCGTGATAGATGCCGGTGACGCCATTTGCCGTTGATTCAACGAAGATGGCTGTGCCTTTTGTGTTTGGGATTGCCTGTGTCAGGCCGTTCCATATCTCTAGCGCCGTGCTTTTCGGCCAGAAGGCTAGTTCCGAGGCGTGAACGTGAGTAAGCGTTTCACCGCGTCCAACGCTGTCGCCGCCTGCTGTCGCCACAACGTAACTTGAGTCAAGAACATCGAACGACAACTCTCGTCTGCTTGAGTATTTTGTGTGCGGCCTAAGTATTTCGGGACAGTTTTCATGAAACCTCTTGGTCATGTCGAACAATGCTCTGGTGCTATCACTATGATGTGTGATCACCATCGCTTTCTTCGCTTTTTGTTGGGAAACGGAGTGGTAAAGGTAGCCGCCTGTGTAGGTGCTGAGACCCTGCTGGCGAGCTTTGAGAATGATGACACGAACCTTGCCCTCACTCTCCATTTGCTTGGTTACTGCTTCATCAAGGATCTGTTGGGCCGGATTGAGTTCCAGCGGAGCGATGGCTCCATCCTTCGTGCGTATCTTCAAGGCTGATTTAGAGTAGAAACGGAAGTCTTCAAAAAGGCGCTTACGAACTTTCTGGAGTCTCTTGTCCATCTTCTTCCAACAGACTGCTCAGAAACTCTTCAGCCTTGCCGATTGAGACTTCTGATTTGCTGACGGGTTTGGAACGGGTGAAGTCAAGGACAAGGCGAGCTGCCGCAAGCCTTTCCCGTGTTTCTCCGGGTACTTGGACGATTTCCACAGCGGCTTCTAGTGCCTGCTTTGCGTACTCGTCCTCAATGTTGAATTTTTCTGCCATTATTTTAACCGCCTTTTTTGCTTCCTTCTTTGCTGCATCACGTATGGGTTCGATCTGATGCTTTCTAAATCCGTCCGGCACACCTTTTGGTCTACCGGCATTTTTACGTGGCTTGGTTGACCACTGTCGTCTGAGTTCACGGCCCTCAGGTGTTTCCATGAGTGTCGCAAAGTAGTTTTTCTTTGGTGCTTTCTGCGGAGCCTTACCTTGCCCAACCTTCGAAGGTGACTTTGCCCTCGCTTTACGCTGCTGCGGCATTGGTTTTGTTCCTTTGTTGTCGTGCGATACGTTCGACGTATGGCAACAGGTGTTTTTCAGCCAATTCTGGCTGTCTGAGCCGCTGTTCAGCTTTTGCAACGATTTCTAGGGCAGCTTCGAGGGGGCGTGGCCCCAAGTTCGTTCCCAATTCGGTCAAAGCGTTCTGGAGAATGGCTTTGTCCATCAGGGGGATGGAATTATCGTCGTTGATGGCTCTGCGTTCTCTGTTGAGCACCTTTTGATTGTCGGCCTTGCCCTTTTCACGGGCTTGATCACGGTTTTGTGGCTCTGGGCTGTCATCTCTGACCCGTTCACGGACCATTTTCTGTTGGAGACGTGGATCAGTGTCCACGACCACGTTGATCCGCTGGATTAAAGGCGAAAGCATGTCATTTGAGATGCGTCCACCACGGTCTACGCTGATGCGATACTCGTTGATGGTCTTCTGCATCGTTGGTGAGACGCCAATGCGTTCCATAATGTTCAAGATGTCGGCTACACCACGTCTATCCAAGCCTGTGGCTTGTTCAACGGTATCTTGGACTGAGCCAGGAGTCGGCGCCGCACCCGCACGTGTGTTCGCTCTGACCTCAGCCTGTCTGTTTTGCCTCTCTGTCAGCTTTCGCTGCTGTTCTTCGGCTTCTGCCAACGCTCTTCCGGCTCTGAGGCTAGGTGCGGTTGGCTGCTGAGTGCCTTGTTGCTGTTGATCACGGAGGAATTTCGCCACATTACTGCGGCGACCTGTGACTTTGTCGATTGTTCTTCCGGCAGCGACAGCTCCCAACTGGGCTGGGATAGATGCACCACCTGTCACTCCTGCCGCGGCTCCCGATAGACCCAAACGAGTGGGCAATTCGATCAAGGCGCGGTTGCTGTAGCCAGTATTCGTTGGGAGTGGGGAGAGTGCGTCTGTGAATTGGGACAGACCGCCGACATATCCACGGTTGTGGAGTTCGGTCAGCTCATTCGACTGTCTGAACAGCCTGACGAGCTGCTGACCTTCAGCAGAGGCACCTAGTAGACGCTGGGTTGCCTCCATTTCGGCTTTCCCGACTACTGTTTTGGTCTTGGTTCTGGCCTGTTTTCTTGCTCTGGTGACTGCCGCCTTGTCAGCTCTGACTTGGTCGCTGTCTGAATCTTTGGGTTTCAGCTCATTCTTGATGTCGCCCATTGTCTGATCGATGTCACTGACGAGACGGGTGTGAACCAGATCCACGGCTGCTCTTGCGCCTTTTGCATCAGTGGCATTGGAAACATTGTTGACGTCGAAGTCGTTCTCTTCTGCTGCTTGCTGGATGCGTTGCGCTACGTCTGCGGCTGCTTCTGGGTCTGTTGGAGTGTATCCACCAGGAAGAGCTGAACGCACACCTCTGCCAATGCCTGCACCAGTTTCGATTGCTGTTCTTGTTCCACCACCGATAGTGCCGCCGATTGCTGCTGTATCAATCGCACGGTCAATCAGCTCGTCTGGGGTGTATTCGCCACCCATTGCGGCTGTTGATCCTACGATTGCAGCTTCTTGAGACAGTTCAGTTCCTGCCTCTCCTACTGTGGAGCCAGCGATGCGTCTACCGATAGCTGCGGCAGCGTTGGGTTTGCCTTTCTTGATCAGCTCCTCAACGACTTGCTCACCAGTCATATTGGCCAGTTTTGACTTTGGGATGACTTTGCCAGCGCCAAAACGGTCAAGGATGCCTATGAGGACACCCACTCCGCTTGCAACTGCGCTGTCGTATTGTCCGGTTTTCTCTTCTTGCTCCATAGCAGTTTCACCCGCACCCATG